CAGCCCCGTCATACTGGGCGTGGTTTGCTCACCCTTCTCCATCATAGAGGCGAGCATACCTGCCGCCGTATCAAAACTGATGCCGGTGGTCTGAAGCATGGGGCCGTAGTTCGCCAACTCAGAGGCCAACTCGGTGACAGGCACCTGTGTATCGGTGAATATGGTATAAAGTGTGTTGAGCTTGCCTTCCATTTGGTCGGCAGGTATGCTCCACTGATTAAACGCGTGCGTGAGCGCATCAACCATGCCCGTGGCGTCCTCACCCGTCACACGAGCAAAGCCCACCATCAATTTGGTGACATTCTCAAGCTTGGGGCCGGTTAAGTCGAGCACCGAGTGCACTTTTGAGAGTGCCTCTGCTATAACCTCGGAGCTCTCAGGCATCGAGGCAAAGAGGTTCCTAAAACTCTGATTTAATCCTTTCAGCGTTTCGCCGGTCTCACCTGTGCGCTGTTGAATGATGCGTAACCCTTTACCGACGTCCATCGCGGCGGCGACCGCTGCGGTGCCTATCGCCAAAAGAGGTATCGTCACAGCGGCACTCATCAGTTTACCGACTTCTGTAAAGCCCTGTCCGATGCTCTGCATTGACTTTTGAGCACCATTAAAAAAGTTTGAAATTGCGGCTTGCGCCTGTTCGGTTTTGGCTTGAACGTCTACCTCAAGCGTGCCAATACTCTCTGCCATTCTTTTGCCTTTTAAGGAGTTATCGTAATATTATCAGCATCAGGAACATTCCACGATGGAAATAGGTCAGAAAAGCGTTCCTTTAACCCGTCGAGCTCTTGCTTCCTTTCGGCAATTGCTTGCGCTTCATCTTTTGTATCGACGCGCAACAGGGTTTTTATCTCATACCCTAGCAGTGTTTCGACGGTAATCTTTTCTCTAAAGCGTCCGCTGGCGTTCAATAGGTGTGCAGTTTGCCACGCTAAGTCTTGAAGGTCGCGCTCTTGTCGCCATATCCATCCATTAAATAAGTCACTCAGCTCCCCAGCGGTAAGTGTGAAAAGCTCAGAAGGTTTAAGCGATAAGGGGCCGTATGCGACCTCAAAAATACGGGGCCAATCCGTAGTATAATCTAGTTTTTTGGTTTCGCCTTTTTGTCCTTTTGAACCGACGCCTCTGGGAACCGCGTGACGTTTGACGCGCTGATTGCGTTAAGTATCAACGGCAACACCTCAATCATATCCTCGGATGTGAGGTTGTCACCGACGATGTCGGGAGTAATTGTGGGGTCGTCTCTAAGGAGTCCTACCCAAATCAAGTCGATGAGCATGCCAAAACGGAACGACATATTGAGTGGTTGGCCGTTTTCATCGGTCATCACCTGACCGTGTTCGTCTCGTGTCGGGCTAAATACCTCGGCAATAGACTTGTTGTATTTGTCCTCAAATGCTGCGAGCGCTTTGAGCGTATAGCATAGCTTACGCTCCTTTAAAGGGTTGCCGTCATCGTCCCGCTCGAGGACGATGGGCACCGTGTTTAAAATTTTTGCCATTTATTCACCTCAACGAAACAACCCCGGAGGTGATTTTTGCTTGTTTACTGCACCTTTGGCACACGAAGTGCCACCTGTGTGACCGACGTGACAAAGCTGTGCGTGAGACTAACGTGCCCGGTCGCGTTGTTGAAATGCGCGGTATTAAAGGGGCCTATAATCTTATTTACGCCAGCGCCTACGGCAACGGTTCTGTCGTGCACAACTCCAAACGCACACGCGCCAACACCGGTAAATATCACATTATCTGATGAGCCGCCCGCGTTCATTACAAACAAAACGGTGTGCCCGTCGTTGTCAAAATAATGTGTGTTTGGCGATATGTTTGGCGTGGTGAGTGCAACCGTTGCTCCCGCTTCGGCTGACTCGACCACGGTCAACTCAGTATCGGTCATTTACACCACCCGTGGCACGCGTATTGCGACGCACGTGACCGTTGTGGTATAGGTGTGCGTCACGGTGACGTGTCCCGTCGAGTTGTTAAAGTGCGCTGTGCTGAAGGGGCCAAAGACCTTACTCGTGCCGTTGGTAACCGACACAGAGGTGTCGTGCAAAACGCCGTAGTTACACGCGGCCTGCCCTACAAACGCAACGGTGTCGGAGGAGGCACCACCATTAGTTACAATTAAGATGGTGTTCCCGTCATTGTCAAAGGTGTCACTTGACGATACGGCACCTAATGAGTATGCCGCACCGCCTTCGGCAGCAACTAAAACGGTTAACTCTGCCATTTTAGTTCACCTCGCCTATGCCTTCACGAGCACGCCGCTTCCTTGCAAAGTGCACGAGCACGTATAAAGGTCACCGCTTGGTGCTGCAAGCTTTAACGATTTGATGTATGTCGTTCCTGTGTATTTGGTCGCGCTGCCGGGCGTTGACCACGCAATCTTAACGGTTAAACTCGTCATGTAACGCGTCTCGAGTTGCTGGTACGCCGTGTCCGCTTCGATAATGAGCGCGTCAGCGTCAACACTCCAGTCCTTAAACCCGGGCACGTAATCCTTCCAATACGTGCTACTGCCGTCCTTTGAGTCTTTAGTGCTCGAGTCGGGCAAGTCTTGGTTCATGTTTAGGACTGCGTTTTTCTGTGCCCCCAAAATGGTATACGACGGGCTTCCACCCGGGTTCGTATCGATTTTGAACAGCACAACATCGCCTAAAATTCCTGCCATGTTTGTCTCCTATCTGTATATTTTATACGTTGAATCACAAAAAAATTTAATTCGTTGTGTCCCATAATTTAAAGCGCAAATACATAACGCCGTGGCTTACGTCCCACCCCTGTCTAAACACGTTTGACCCGCTCTCTAGGCCTGCCGAGACAATTTGCCAATTGTCATCAACTTGCATCGGAATGCCAAACGCTGTGAGTATCTTACCCCAAATATCGTTTATTTGGTCATAACCCGCTTCCTTTGTATAAATGTGGAACGTGAGTCGTATTGAGTCGCCCTCTGTTGTCTTGGTGCAAAACTCCTCGTGTCCTGCCTCGCCTAAAATCAAATACGGAAACTTGACCTTGCGCGGGGCGGACCCGCTGTAAACGGTGAGCTCAGGCACGCTTGACATAATGCGATTGCGCACCGACGTCCTCAACGGTATCTCAGCGTTGCGCTTCCATTGGTATGCTCTGAAAACCATAAGTTACCTCATAGTGTAATGCCACGTGCCCACAATTTAACATCCTTTGCAACGTCACACGCTGGCTTAAAAAACGGCTGTGCCGGGGTGCCATTTTCCGCGATGCTTTGTGCAACAAGGAACGGCTTTTCAAAACCGTGCCGCTCTGCCCAGCCTTTTAAGGCGTCAATCGGCGGCCAATGCGGACTCGTGCCGTGTTCTAAAAACGAGGCATACGGAAAGTTTGCGACAACCTTGTGAATACCTACCTCAATGTGGTCGCGTCCGTAACCTTCATCAACGGCAATTAACCTTTGTGCCTCCTCTTTTATCGCGTCGCACGCGTTTTTGACCGCTTTTTCGGCAGCTATAAATATGTCTCGCTTAACGTGTTCCGTGTTGTCAACCTTCTTTAAGACCTTGACTTGCATCTCCACCATTGTTATGCCTCCACGTCAAGTTTTACGTCACAAAGCATATCCATGTCATCATACGGCGCGTTTGCGCCGCGTGACACATAACGTATGTCGAGCACTTGCGCACCCCATAAAACACGCAGCGCGGTGTGGTCAACCCACTCCTGCCACACGTCCTTGCGGTAACGCATGTGCACGCGGTGACTTGTCGAGTGCCCGAGGTGGTCGTTGTAAAACATTTGAGAGCCGGTGAGCTCCTCGACCCACGCACGCGTGCTCACGATGGTCTCCCATCGCTCATCGGGGGCACCCGTCGCTGAAGGCGTAACGATTGCACGTTGTATCTCAACGCGCTCACGCGCCTTTGCGATGCGAAACACTCAGAGCATCCTCCGTCGCTGTGGTATCATCTCACGAGCGACATTTGGCAGCCCTTTTGGCATCCGCGTGTCATCTCGACGCTCATAAAGTCGCGCCGCTGTCAGCACAATAGAGTCCTTCCACGTTTGCGGTATGTCCGCTGCGTCCTCATAACCGGTGATATACTGCACGACGTAGTAAACCACGTCATCAGTCTCCCACACACAATCCTCCTTAAGTCGCACGCACTCGTTTGACTTGTCTAACCAATAGTTTATCTCATCAAACGTGTGTTCCGCTCCGTCAGTATCGACGTATATTATACTCTCGATGCTTTGAAGGGGAGGACGTGGGAGTGTGAAGGGGGAGGTAATTTCCGCTACGTCGATGGTGAACTCCCACGTTTGTGTTAATAGAGACATATAGGCATAGTTTTCGACCTCGTGACGTGCCGTGGTGATAAACTTTGTGATAAGCCCATCATCCTCGGCGGTCTCGAGCAAGAGCACTGTTTTCACGTCGGCAAGTGTCACAGGTTCAGTAATTGCGTCAAGTATCCGGTTAAGCATTTGTTGCAATTCCTTTGCGTCTCATTTTGGCCGCGATGTAAACAGGGAAGTTGTAAACCTTCCCTTTTTC